CGCGCTCCATGCGCGCGGTGGTGATCTTTTGCTGTTTCAGCTTCTCGGCCGCGACCTCGTCAATAAACGGGTCGCCGATGACGGTCGGCTTTAAAGGCGCCTTCGGCTTCTCCGGCACGTCGAACGACAGCTCGGAAGCAACCGGCGCTGGCGTCGATCGCGTCGCCGTGCCGTTCGCTCCGAACCGCTGCGACGGATCGAGGGTCTTGCGCAGCTGCTCGACCGCAACCGATGCGCGGATCTTCGCGTTCCGCCCCTCGCCTTCGAGCGCATCGCCGAAGATCTTCCGCTCGGCGATGTACTGCGAGATGCGCCCGGCACTGACGCCGACATGAGCCGCAAACGCGCTCTTCGTCATGATGTCAGCAAGGCTCATCTTTAGGAACGCTCGTTCTTTAGCCCGGCTCTTTAGTTTAGGCTCTGACTTTAGGCTTCAAAAATTCGCTCAGACTGGACAACCTCCGCCGTGCCAAATACCCGCAGGCGGGCGGATGCCAGGAAGGACCCATGAACCGTCAGAGCGGCCTATCGGGCCGTCCGAACCGCCCGCTGGAAGGCGACGGCGAAATGATCATGGACGTTGGCGACCACGTAGCGCTCGACGACTTCACGCAAGCGAAGGCGGATGCGATACGAGACCTGAGGCACGAACAGGATCACCGGATGGATGGCGTTCGTTGCCGGATCACGCTGGTAAACGCCCGGGTAGAGGTGCGAAGGCTGCTTCGGCACGAAGAACCGCGCGTTCTTGTAGTTCTTGTTCCGCTTGAGCGAGGATGATGTGCGGGTACGGGTAGCACCAGCACCACGATAATCGATCTGCAGGTCGGCCATGACGCGGTTGAGAAACCCTTGCGTCATGTTGCCGTAGCGATCAAGCGGCGCCCGCTTTGCCGGCACGGCCGCCAGGTTCCGCTGCATCAATCCACGATCGACGAGCTGCCGCTCGAAGGCCTTATGGGTGCGCATGCCACCTTCGATCTGCGGCCCGAGGAATGCCGTCGCAGGCAAGCCGCCCTTCGTTCGGTCACCGGTGACGACAACCGCCGCCCTCAGGTTCTGCCGCGATGCGCGGTCATAGACGACGCCACGCTTTGCGTAAGGGGTTGGCCGGTCAAAGACCCGATCCATTTCTCGCTGGACTTCGAGGCGCCCACCCTTGGCCGTCTCGTTCAGCGTGAGCATGATGGCATAGGGCAGCTGCTTTCGCTCGATATCCGTCAGGGATCGATTGAATTGCTGAAGATCGACTTTGATCTGAGCATCCATCATCGGCTTCTCTCGTCTGGCGCCATTACAGCGCCGGGGTGCATGGCCGCCTCCATCGCTAAACGCGAAACCCGCCCGGCGTTTGCCGAAGCGGGTTCATGTACCGAATTCTGTAGGCTCGAAGGTATGTCAACCGACTGACGCAATTCAAGGGGTGATTTCGAGAAAAAAGCTAGGCGTTTTCAATATGTTGCAACGAAGAAGCCGCACGTGCATTTCGCACCCATGGCTGCCGGTTCGGAACGAAGGGCAGCAAATCAACGACCGACAAGCGCCCCTTAAGTTCGGTATATAGCACCAGAAGCGCGTCCTGCCACAGTTGCCAGTCCAGTCTGGAGAGCGCAGCGGACACCAGCGAGTGCGACAGCTCGTATTTTCGGTAGGCGCCCTTCATGGGTCGCTTTTTGCGCTGGTCGTAGCCGTCAGCTTCAAAGCAACGCATCTTGCCGAAGCTGTCCTTCGCCTTAGCCTGCACGAACCAGGCGGGCTTGCCGCGATGCATGACCATACGGACCTGCGGCTCGTCGGCGTGCCAATCCGGCCCGGCCTTCAGGATGGCATGCGTCGCGACGAGGCTGACGACGTGGCGACCGTTCATAGCGTCCCGCCTCGACAAAGCCTGCCGGATGGCGGCTGCGACGTCGGCCGCGATCAGGCCAAGGTCGTCACTCCACTCCGGAAACGGGTTCCACCCATCAGCAATTTCGAAACCGCCGCGGCGCGCCAGGGACTTCACGGCGTCGCCGACCAGCAGCGCGTCAGGATGCGGATCATCCGTCACGATGAAATCCGGGATCACGCCATAGCTGTTCGGGCTGCGATCGATCAGCGTGCCAAGCGACGCCATTTCGACCATCATGCTCCACGCCTGGCTGAAACCCGCCGGAGAGGCTCCGGTCGCCCCGACCTTGCACAGTTCCTGCGTGAACGCCCAGGTGAGAAGCTCTTCAATGCCGAGTTTTTTCATGACGAGGGTCCTTGCGTCCCAAATTTCAGGTTTCCGTCCCTATTTTTGAAGTTTCCGTCCCAAACTGATTTCCCGGGTTCATTGAAAACATTGATCAATTTACAATGATAGGGGCGGTAGGGACGCTAGGGACGGTAATTTAGAGTTACGCATGCACATGCGATGCTGTTTGGATTTTTTTATTGATGAGGAATTTTCAATGCACTTTTCTTACGCGCATCATAAGAACCCGGGATTTTCCGTCCCTAGCGTCCCTACCGTCGCAAGTCGTTGAAATTCCGCACCTTTTGATTGGGACGCAAAGCAGGGACGCTGAATTTTATCGTCCCTATCGTCCCGTTTTCCGTCCCACCGAAGAAATTTTGGCGGGGACGATGCAGCTCGCGATGGCCGCAAATCACCGCAAAGGGTCCGGGTTTTTCCGGCATAGCGCATCAGAAGTCCTCCGGGAAGGGCTCATCGCTGGCAAATCGGCCGGGCGGAGGCGAAGCGGCCGCCTCTCCCTGCCCTGTCGAGCGGAATTCATCGCGAACCACGATGCCATAATAAACGGTCGTGCCGCTCTTCCCCTTCCGGAATTGGTGCATTAGCCCGTCCTGTCCTTTCCAGCTCTTGCGCGTCTGGTCCGGCAGCCGCTTGGAGAAGGTTGCCTGTTTGAATTCCGAGAGGCCCTCGCGCTTGGCGTATCGCACATAGGCATTGAACAGCTCTTCCGGCGTCTCGCGATCGATGTCTTTGCCGGATACATGGCAGGCGTTCCGCAGGAAGGCTCCGATCGGGTCGCTCTCCTCCCGATATTCTGCGGTTGCTGCCGTGACGCCTTCGGGCACCTGCAGGCCCCTCTGCAGGTAATCCAGCGCTCCCTTGACCATCCAGGCAAGGACGCCAGCCTTCTCCTGTTTCAGCTTTCTCGGAAGATCTCGATCGACCTCCGCTTCAGGAATTTGCACCTCCCATGGCACCAGGTGGACGCGGCGCCAGATACCGTCGCTGTCGTCGCGGATGATGGGCTTATGGTTCCCTGACAGGATAATCTTGAACTGCGGCACCAGCTCGAAGAAGTCCTGATGCAACCGCCGCACGGCGATCGGCTCGCCGCCGGTCAAGGTCTTGATAAGGGCGTCCTTCAAGTGCACACCCATTTCCGGCTCCGAGGCTGCTACGAGGCGCGCACCAGGGAGGCGGGCAAGATCGGGCGTCGCCTCCGCGCCAGCGCGCTTGCTGTCGCCGGCAAAGCTGTCGATGGACATCGACACGGCATAGTCGCCGAGAACGTCGACCATCAGGTCGACGAAGGTGGATTTGCCGTTTCGCCCGGCACCATAAAAGAATAGCAGGCACTGCTCGACAGTGATCCCCAATAGGCAATATCCGGCGTATCGCTGAAGGAATGCCCGATAATCCGGGTTCGGCATGCTGCGCTGGAGAAATTGCTGGAAGAGTGGTGCCTGCGCGGCAGGATCAAAATCGACCTCGGCTACTTTGGAGATGAAGTCCGATGATCGATGCCGGTCACATCGCACTTGCCACATGCGCGCGCCATCCGTCTCGGCGCAGAAGAAACGCAACGTGCCGGTGCGGCAGTTGACAGCATATAGATCGCGATTGAGCTCGTTCACTTCCTTGCTCACATAGGGGATAGCCTCGGTGAGCATGTTGTTGATCTTCGACGTCCCGGCCGAGCTCTTCGCATGGTTGTGGCGCGACGAAATCCGCCCGGCACGATCGCCCTGAACCTTATCCATGGCATCGACGATATCGGAGAGCTTCGCATATTCCTCGTATTGCTCTGCGGTCCATGAGGACGTGGCATCGAGCATCTTCTTCTTTTCACGCTCGGCCTGCTTTCCCACCTTGATTACGTCCTTGAGCCGCTGAAACTCTGCGTGCTCCCCATCATCCCATTTCTTGCTCGGCGACCCCATGCGGATCTTCGCCTTCTCCGCCTCGACCATCTCGGCGATGAGGTTGTCGAGTTCCTTGACGCGGTCGTCATCGACCTGGGCGCTGACCGATGGTGGCTTGCCCATATCCTTCATCTTGGCGAGCGCGAGGCGACCGGCCTCGATCTTCGCCTGCTCGTCTGGGGAGCAATCTAGATTGATTGCTTCGTCATCAATCGCCTCTGCGGTCTGATGGGCGAAAGCGCGAACGACGGCGCCGGACGCATCCTCGAGCCACCGCGTTCCCGTGTAGCCGTGCCAGCCGACATTGGTGACGTGCATAATCTTGTCGCCGAACCGCACCAGCAGTCTTCTGGCGTTGCCGATGTCGGTCTCCGGCTCGCGACTGCACTCCTCGCGGATTTCCTCCGGCGAGAGCACTAGGGGCTCTGTTTCGCGTTCCGGCTCACTGACAATCAAAGGGTCCGGGTTTCCGACATATCCAGAACGCTGGGCGCCCGCGAGCGCGATCATCCGGCGGACAGTCTCCGGAATGCCTGACTTCGATTTCGTATCGCTCACTCTGCGGCCTCCAGGAACATCGCTTTGGAGATCGCACTGGCGAAATCCTCCCCAGCCGGCGGCCAGCACGTGTGGACCAGTCGATCCGGTGCGGCGAGCCTCGTTTCAGCGCGGACCATGGCAGCCGCGGTGGCAACCGGCTCGCTATCGCCGTCAGCAAGGAGAAGGATCTCCGACACGTGTGATGGCGCCTGCACCGCATCGGTAGGAAGCTGATCGGCCTTCGGTACCGGCCCCTGAACACGGACTGGCATCGCGCGGCCGCTCGCATCCTCCTTAGTGATCGTGTCGTGGTAGAACCACGATTCTCGATCTGCCGGGCCGGCAAGGTTTCCGAGGTCGCCCGTAGCGCAATAGAACGTGTCCGCCCGCCAGCCCTCAGCCGAGGCGAAAGCAGCAACGGTCTCGATTCCTTCGCCGATCACCCAGCGAAGGGCGGTCATGCCGCCATGGATGGGGATGAGCGAGCCCTTCTTCGTGCCGCGCATCTTTTTCGTCGCCAGCTGGCTTCCTTTCTCGTCCAGGCCGAGATCGGGCCGAAACTTGGGGCCGCAGGAAAGGTCGATCCACGTTTCGTGGCAGCCTGTGATCCTGCCTTCCAGGGTGACGAAGGGAGCGATCATAGCCGGCCCGCAGTAATGCTCCGCCTGCCGACCGAACTCATCCCTCCGCCAGTAGGTGTGCCTGGCGCTGAAACGGACATTCTCAAAAACGCCCTGCGGCATCGCAAAGCCGGTTCGCCGGCGCAGATACTCGCGCAACACGCCCCCATGCTCACCGGTTATCAGCGTGGCGCCGAGATAGATGCCACGCGCCTTGTTGACCTCGCGCTCACGAAATGCCGCCTGCTTCTCTGCAGCTTCTTGCGCATCTTTCGCTGCTTGAGCCTTGATATTGTCGAGCCTCGCCAAACGATCCGACCGCTCTTCATCGGTTTCGCGCTCTCCGCCCTCTGGTATCGGTTCATTGCCAAGAGCGGCCGAGCACGCCTCCAGAAACCCTGTGCGCGATTTCAGGTCGAGGTCATGGACGTGCGCCATAAGGCCGATACCATCCCGGCCTCCGCCGCAGCTGCGGCAATTGAAGACCTGCTTTCCCGCATTGATCGAGAAGCGATCCTTGCCCTGCCCGCATCTTGGACATGGTCCAGCGTACTCCTGCTTGCCGAGTTTATAGCCCAGCAGCGCGGCGGCCTGAGAGACGGTCACCGCCTTTGCGCGCTCAACAAATTCATCGATGCTCACGCTCATCCTCGCGAAATCCTCGGAATTGCGGTCGATTTGGGGAGAGCCGCGGCCACTAAGCACGGGCGCAGCGGTGCCAGGTCGTGTTCGCCGGCGATACGAAGCTGGCCTGATCGGGTCAGCGCCCAAAGCGCCTGATCGAGTGCAATGCCGGTTTCGGTGGACCAGGAGTCACGGTCGCGGGTGACGAAGGGCGTGCCCCGTTTCCAACCGATCAGCGAATAGGGGCGGCTGATGTGCCGGAGCTGCCCGGCGTGTTCGCCGAGATCGATCCCGAAATACTGCACCGTGCGGTAGCACTCGATGATCGACGGGGCGACGACGAGGAGGATGCGTCCGGCTCCCTCTCTCATCGACCCTGCCTCGCCGCGACCTCGTCTCTGACGCTCATGCCATCGGCCGTGATGGTCCAGACTGCCGGGGATTTTCCGGAGGGGGCCTTCAGGCGAACAATGAAGTCTTCGCTGAGCAGACGGTTCATGGCGCGCTGAACCTGACGCTCGGAGACGGAGAGCGTCTTCGCCAAGGTCTCCGAGCTCGCCGCGAGACCGTTGCCTCCGGCCTCGGTGAGAAGATCGAGGATCTTGAACGCCGTGCCAGTGCCGGAAGGGCGCCCGGTGTGCTTCGGACGCTCTTCTTCGGCATCGTCGGCAGGCATGGTCCTATCCGTGCTCAGCTGGAAGAGATAGGTCGCGCTTGCGACCTGGTGGATTTCGGGCGCAGTGGAGCCGACCGCTCTGGCTATCTCCGCACCGGTTTTGCCACGCTCCATTGCCAGCAGAACGGCCTCAGTTTGAAGCTCCGGCGCCATTGAGGCAAAGCGGGCCGCATCGAGTGCGATCTCGGCGAACAGCAACATCAGAACCACCTCTGTTTTTGGGGATTTTCGGCGGGCGCACCGCCTTGGGAATTGTCCGTGACGTATTCGGCAACGATCGAAGCGAGCCGCTCGCTCTCCGCCTTGCGGCGCTTGGCGTTCCACTCGTCGATCAGCTGGAAGAACTTGTCGTCCAAGCCGATGGGACGACGATCACCGGCGCGCGCGCGAAGTTCCTCCCAAGCCATCTGAGCACGCGAAGGACGGCGGACTTTCCACGAGAACCAGTGTCCGATGCAGCGCGCACCGTTAGGTATGGCGGCGATCTGCTCGGGTCCGGTCACGATGCGAAAGATCGGAGGGAGCTCGGTGAGATGGCAGCCGATGACGGCAAGACACGCCCGCGCCGGATCGTCGGTCACAATATAGAGGCGGACGTCCTCGCTCACTCTGCCGCCTCCATCAGATCGAAGAGGCTCGTCATCAACATCTCGCGAACACCCGCCTCGACATTCTTGCAGCGGTCCAGGAATTCGAAGGGGCCATTAGTCATCGCCGACGACCCTCAATCCGGCTTTGGTACCGCCTTGCGCCTTGACCGCCGCAAGAGAGGCCCTGAACTCTGTTAGCGCCTCGATCTGAGCTGCGGCCTTGCGGTCAGCCACCTCCGCTTCCGATGAGGAGATGTAAGCGTCGGCGATCGCCATCGAGAAGGAATGGGTCAGCTCAGCATCGTGGCGCTTTGCCTCTGCGAAGGTGGCGAACACAGTGGCTTGACCGCGCTTCTCCTCCTCCGGATCGCTAAGCCTGCGCCCATTGATTTCCGCCATGATCGCGGTAACGAGCGCGGCTCCCGTATCCGCCTCCAGCACCACCACAGCGACCAACGGCATGAGGTCCGGATCGGCCGCATTGTTCCAACGGCCAACCTGGCTCTTCGAGAAGGCCGTAAGCTCAGCCGCCCGCTCGATCCCGCCAGCGCGTTTGATCAGATCTCTCTGAGCGGCCTTGATGCGATAGTTCCACGTTTCGGAAACAGACATGCAGGTCTCCAGGCAATGAAAAGCACGTTCCCGTGCCGGGAAATCCGGTCGGGTTTTCCCATAGCGGGAAGGCTTCGAGGGTGAGAGGTTCAGTCCGTCAGCAGATCACGGAGGACCGCATGGGTACGCAGAACGGAAAACGGTGGCGGGAGCGCGCGGGAGGATTGCGCGGCTCCCGCCTTGCAGCGAGGCGCAGGGGCCAAATCCTCGCCGCAAATCTGAGAGAGGGATGTTCATTCCGCAGCCTCCAGAACAGAAGCGGGGCGAGGAACACGAAGGGGCCAATCAGCGCCTTCCGGCCAGTTCTCGGAAAACCAGCGCATCGCGCGTTCGACACGGCGGGCACCGATATCCTTACCGGCCCGTACGGCGGCAAGTCGCTTTCCGTCATTGAACACGCGCGAAGAGAGCGTCGCTTCCGCGATCCCCGTAGAGGCGCAGAAGGCATCCGATACCAAAAGTAGAGTGTCGATGATCTTCATGTAGCCCTTATGTGGTACATATACCGAATTGTCAACGGTCTATGTACCCATGTCAATTTTTTCTCAAATGCGGTATATTTACCGATATGGATGCAATGGTGACCACAAACACACTTGAACAAATCCTCGACCGCGTGCGCATTCGCCGCGAGAAGCTCGGGCTGTCGGAGCACGCTGCAGAGCAAGCGGCAGGCGCCAAGGTCGGGACGATCCGCAACTGGCGCCGCGGCGCCATGCCGCGCATCGAGACCCTGAGCCTCATCGCTCCAGCCCTGCGTACCACTCCGGAATGGCTCGCCTATGAAGCGGGTCCGGAGGAGCTCGACGATGTGCCCAATACCTCTTTGACACTGACTGTGCCAAAGATCTCATGGGTGAGCGCCGGCGCCTTCGCCGCATCGGACGCGGTCATGCCGACGGATGACTTTGAAAAAATTGTCGTTGCTGGCCTTCCGCCAGGCGATTGGGTGGCCTTGAAAGTCGACGGCGATTCTATGGATAGGATCTCCCCGCCCGAGTCGATCATTCTGGTCAACCGTCGCGACAAACGGCTCATCCCGAACGCCTGCTATGTGATCGAGGACGGCGAAGGTGGCGCGACATACAAGAGGTATCGCCAGAGCCCGACCCGCTTCGAGCCTGTCTCGACGAACCCTAACCATGAGCCGATATTCATAGAGGACGGTAATATCCCTCGCGTCTTCGGTCGCGTCGGAAGATCCTACATAGACATGTGAGAGCCGCTCCGAGCCTTGACTTCAACCCCGCTGCGTCGGGGTTTTTTATTGCCGAATCAAAACCCAGAAGCGGTTCTCATACCAAACCGCACAATCTTACGGCTTAAACAAAAATCGGTACATGTACCTATTCGTTGTTGACGTGGTACATATACCGAATTATCTTCGCCGCCATCCCTCGGGAGCGCGGCGGCCGCAATCGCTCCGGATCCTGAGGGCTCCAACCCCCTCAAACCGGAGATGCACATGCTTGCTGCTCTTAGCACTACCCGCGCCCAGCGGATGCATTCCATGGAAGATATCGTTCTCGCGATCGGCCCCGGCTGCACCGAGAAGGACCTACGCCAGCGCGGCTTCAGTGACGCTGAAATCCAGCGGGACGGTCCGGCCGTCATCGAGCGCGTTGCCCGCCGTTACGAACGCCGGGTGGCCTGATCATGGATCACTTCACACCCTTTGCGGACGCCGCTCCGCGGCATGTCACTATCCGCGATACACCGATCTGGACCTATCGAGTTGTTCTCGTGGTCTTTGCTGTCACCTGTATGTCGATCGGCTGGCTCGGACACGGCATAACTGACGCGCTCGTCGATCTCGATCGCCGCACCGCCTCTGCTGACCGGAGGTGAGGATGACCGCAGTCATGCGTCTTTCCCCTGAGCCGATCTGGTCTTTTGCTCCCGACGGCTCGGTTATCGACATCGCAGATCCTCGGCCGGAGGTCGTGTGCTTCCTCGAAATCGGCAACGTGCTGTCGAAGATCGCGCGGTTCCACGGCCGCAATCCGGGCATGGCATTCTCGGTTGCTCAGCACTCCGTCATGGGCGCCCAGGCGATCATCAATGAAGGCGGCTCGCCTGCCGACGGCGCGCTATTCCTTCTGCATGACGGCCACGAGTACATTGTCGGCGACCAGTCCCGGCCTTCCCAGGAACTCTATTCATCTGCTTCCCACCACTTTTATGGCGAAGAGCGGATGATTGATGCCGTGGCGACCTGCAAGTCCGCCTGGGATGAGGTGATCTACTACGCCGCCGGCCTGCCCGGTCCCGAGGCCTGGACGCAAAAGCAGGCGGCGCTGGTGAAATCAATGGACGCCAGGATGTGCCGCGCCGAGGCGATTGCGCTCTTCGGCGCGCGCGCCGGCGAACGGTTCCCGAAATCGAAACCGCCGAACCTCACCAGCGCCATCAAACCATGGGCGCCGATGAAAGCCGAGGAGGAGTTCCGGAAGCTTGCCTATCGCCTCATCGGCGAGGGGCGCGTCATTGGTCAGGCGGCCACCGCCGCTGCGGCCAGATCTTCGAGGTGACCGATGGCAGGTTCGGTCAACAAGGTCATTCTCATCGGCAATCTCGGCGGCGACCCGGAAGTGCGCCGCACCCAAGGCGGCAGGCCTATCGCCACGATCAACATCGCGACCTCGGAAACCTGGCGCGTCCGGTCGACGGGCGAGCGCCGCGAAAAGACCGAGTGGCACCGCGTCGTCATCTTCAATGAGAGCCTCGCAAAGATTGCCGAGGAATATCTGAAGAAGGGCGCCAAGGTCTACGTCGAGGGGCAGCTCCAGACACGCAAGTGGCAGGACGACCAAGGGAACGACCGATACTCAACCGAGGTCGTCCTGCAGGGCTTCAACTCCACCCTCACCATGCTCGACGGCCGCCGCGAAGGCTCTGGCTATCGCGCCGGCGGCGATGGCCCCGAAGATTATGGCATCGACGGCGATCGAGCCGCCGGCCGCTCCTCCTCACAACCTTCCCAGTCATTCGAGCGCGAGCTCGCAGACGACATCCCATTCTAACGAGGGACTTCCATGAAAATCATACGAGACAGTCAGGCGCTCATCGGCATGCTCGAGGGCGGCGAACTCAATCAGGAAATGAGCACGAAGCTCACCGAGACACTGGGCGAGCTCGGCGCCATGTCCGAAGACAACCCCAAGGTGGTGCACAAGGGCAACCTGACCCTGAAGCTCGACTTCGCGGTCGCCAATGGCATGGTGACCATCAATGCCGACATCACGAGCAAGACGCCGAAGCGCGCCCGCAAGTCGTCGGTCTATTGGGTCACCGAGAGCGGCGCGCTTTCGACCGAGCATCCCCAGCAGCACGACATGTTTTCAGGCCCGCGCGACGTCAGCGAACGCACGCGCGCCTGATCCCCTCTCCAGCTCCAAAAGGAAAGAAAAATGAGTGAAACGCAGAACAAGCTTGGTGCCGCTCTCGACATCGCCGCTATCCACGATCTCTCCGACCGCGCCGGTTCACAGATTACGACCCTGTCGCTCTCGACCGCAATCCCGGGCGTACCGTCGACGATCCCCGTATTCGTGGACCGCAAGTCCGGAACAGTCTCAAACGTCGCGGATCTCTTCGAGCGTTACCGTGAGCATCCGCGTCGCAAGAGCGGAACCGCAAACGTGGCGACGCTCGAAAGCCTCATCTCCTTGATCGATCGCCATAAGACTGAGAACAGCGCGATCTTTGCCGAGACGAACTGGGAAAAGCCTTCCATCACCGCCGTCTTCGACTACCACGAAGCGAAGAACGGCGGCCTCGCCGACAACGGCAAGCATCGCGCCCATTACGAATTCCCGCTCTCTGAGGAATGGAAGGCCTGGGTCAAGATCAACGGCAAGCCGCTTGAGCAGGTCGAATTCGCCGAATTCATCGAAGACCATATCGCCGAGCTTTCCGCGCCGGACAGCATGGAGGCCGAGGACTTCCGCGGGAAGTTCGGTTTCAAGGTCGCCTACCCCAACGAGCTCGTTGCTCTCTCGCGCGGCCTGCAGGTGCACGCCGAAACCCGCGTCAAGAACAACGTCGTGCTGCAGTCCGGCGAAGGTGAGATCACTTGGGACGAGGAGCACCGAGACGCGCAAGGCAACAAGCTCACCGTTCCCGGGATGTTCATCCTGTCGATCGCCCCGTTCTTCATGGGAGACACGGCGCGCATCCCCGTACGCCTGCGTTACCGGGTCTCCGGCGGCAAGGTCCTCTGGATTTGCCAGCTCTATCGACCGGATGTGCACATTACTCAGCAGGTGATGCGCGATCTGGAGCGCGTCGCCCATGAGACGGAGCTGCCGCACTTCCAGGGCACGCCCGAGATGCCGAGCGCCTGATTAAGATCAGCACGGGCGGCGCCTGGCGCCGCCTCTTTCCCCCGAGGTTTCCCCATGTTCAAGGCTGAGAAAGCAGCGATGGCTTCGGCCCTCGCAATAACCAACAGTGTCGTCGAACGACGATCGACGATCCCGATCCTGCAGAACGTCCTCATCGAAAAGGACAGCACCAGCGGCGACAATCTGATCGCGCGCTTCACCAATCTCGACATCGAAGCCACAGTCCGTTTCTCAGCCGAGGTCGGTAGCGACTTTGAGGCGTTCACTGTCCCGGCCGGGACGCTCTCCGACATCGTCAACAAACTGCCAGACGGCGCAGACGTTGCCATTCTGTCGGATCGCACCAACGGCCTAACGGGCGTCACGCTGAAGGCGGGCCGATCGCGCTTCAAATTGCCCGTCCTGCCGGCAGACGACTTTGCAACGATGAAGGTCGGCGAACTCCCTTACAGCCTCACCCTGCCGGCCACCGAACTCGCGGCCGCACTCGCGGATGTTGGCTTTGCCGTGTCGACAGAGGAACCCCGATACTACCTCAACGGCATCTTCACACACCCAGTCGAGGATGGCGTTTGCCTCGTTGCCACCGACGGGCACCGCCTCTCGAAGCGGATCATTCGCACCGAGATCGACGCCGCAATGCCTGGCGTGATCATTCCCCGCGGTGCAGTCAAGGTCGTCTCGAAGATCCTGCCGAAGGAAGGCCCCATCCATCTTCAGGTATCGGATAGCGTAATCCGAGTATCCGCCGGCGACACGACGCTAACCTCGAAGCTCATCGACGGCACCTTCCCCGACTATCAGCGCGTCATTCCCACACAACACGAAATGCTCGCGACCATCGATGTGCAGGCGCTTTCCACCTCCATCGACCGTGTCGCCACGGTCTCAGGCGGCGAGCGCGGCCGCGCCGTGCTTTTCAGTTTTGGCGACCAGGTCCTCAAGCTGACCGTCAACAATCCGGATGCCGGCGAAGCGGAGGACGAGGTCACCTTTGAAGGGCAAACCGATTTGTCGATCGGCTTCAACGCCCGCTACGTCGCCGACGCGCTCGCGCACCTGCCGGGCGAACGCTTCGAGATCGGCCTCGGCTCACCTGGTGATCCGGCAGTTCTCCGCAGCGTCGGCGGCAGCCGTGAAAACCTTATTGTACTGATGCCGATGCGTGTGTGAGGCCTGTCATGACACAAACTGACAACCCTTCTTTCCGCGTCCACTTCCACGACGGAAAAACCTTCGACATCGCCGCAGCCAACAGCCTGATCGCCGAGAAGAAGGCGCGCGCGCGCCACCCGGGAGGGTACGTGAAGAAAGTCAAGCTCATCCGGGAGAAAAAGGATGGCTAGGCGGCTTCCCAAGCTGAGACGTTGCCCATTCTGCGGCCAATCCGACGCGTTCGTCGAGCGTGCCGATTTTTCGTCCTCCTACGTCTTCTGCAACAACTGCAGCGCCAAAGGCCCAACTGAGTGCCAGGAGACGTTCTATGAGGAAACACCGGGCGAACGGGCCGCAATCCAATCGTGGAACAAACGAATCCGCGCTATCAGGACGGAGGGGCGCGGCAATGGCTAGCGTGGCCGCTCGAGAGAGAATTACTGCATGTCCTCTCCCGCCAATTCGCGGCCTCAATCGCGAACAGGCTTCTGCATATGTCGGAATTTCGACCACTCTATTTGACGAAATGGTCAAGGATGGCAGGATGCCGAAGCCGAAGCGCGCGAACGGTCGCACGTTATGGGATCGGCATCAGCTCGATCGGGCGTTTGACCGCCTGCCCGGTGGAGACGTCGAGGAAGGCGGCGAGTGGGATGTGGAAGTCTGATGCCGCGCAAGCTCAGAAGAAAGTACCTCGTCGAGGATAAGACCGACGGGGTGCTTAGGTTCTATTTCCGCCGGAAGGGCCAGAAGAAGATCCGCCTCCCCGGCCATCCAGGTACACCGGAGTTCGAGAGCGCTTATTACGAGGCGCTGAACGGAACGATGAAGATCGACAAGATCGGCCCCAAGCTTTCCGCCAAGGGATCGCTCCGATGGCTTTGCGAGCAATATTTCCAATCCGCTGAATACAAGCAGCTGGACGCACGCACTCGGCGCGTGCGCAAGGGTATCATCGAACACATCTGGGCGGAGCCGCTGAAGCCGGGAGCGAGCAAGCTATTCGAAGACATCCCGATTTCGTCATTTACGCCGAAGCACATGCGCGTGCTGCGTGACCGTAAGGCCGACCTCCCGGAGGCGGCAAACGGCCGCATCAAGTCGCTACGCGCGGTTTTCGCATGGGCGACGAAAAAAGACGTCGAGCTCGCCATGACTAACCCGGCGCGCGACGTAGATTATTTCAAGAGCGGATCGGAAGGCTTCCACTCGTGGGCCGAGGAAGAAATCGCCAAATTCGAGGCAAGGCACCCGGTTGGCACAAAGGCCCGCCTGGCGCTCGCTCTCATGCTCTACACTAGCCAGCGGCGAAGCGACGTCGTGCTCTTCGGTCGGCAGCATGTTTCAAACGGGTGGCTCCGCTTCACGCAGCAGAAGAACCGCAAAAAGAAGCCTGTCACGCTCGAGATCCCTTTACATGCCGTTTTGCTCGATATCATCGAAAAGAGCCCGTGCGGCGATCTGACTTTCCTGGTCACTGAGTTCAACCGGCCCTTTACAGCGAACGGCTTTGGCAACTGGTTCCGTAAACGCTGCAACGAAGCCGATCTTCCACATTGCTCCGCGCATGGGCTCCGAAAGGCCTCGGCCGCCCGCCTCGCCGATCGCGGCGCTACCGAACATCAGATCATGGCGATAACCGGTCATTCCACCTCGAAAGAGGTTACGCGGTACACCAAAGCCGCGAGGCAAAAAGTGCTCGCCCGATCAGCGGTCGATTTGATGGACAAGGAAATCAGCGAAGACTGAGGGTCCAAAATAGGAACAAAAGTGTCCAGCTTTTGAGGCTGATGTGAAATCCCTGGACACTCAGAGGCAAAAAACACAGCAAAATCAATACGCTACTTTAGTATTGGTGCCCCATGCCGGGCCACCTTAATTCAATAAATTCAAATGCTTGCTGAATTTCTGGATACTTGTTCGTCCAGCTATTTCATTATGTTTTTCCGCGAGAGTGTCCAGCAAAAAAATTTCAGGCTGTGCCGCTGGGTGGCGCTCAATGCCGGAGCAAAGGGAGATCCAAATATCAACAGCTTGCCGGCATGTGAGACACGTGGGTTGAGTGTCGTTTTGCTACAATCCGTCTATGTCACTCACACCACGCCGAATGGGTGACGAATGTTTCCGCCGCTACCTGACGGTGGGGCTCATTCGACGGATGGAAATGAACTTCGGTCTGGAATAGGGGCCATCGCAGGGCAGATTCGAGGGGAGGTAATGCCGTTATCCCCCAACATTTTCTTATTTCACCACGCCCATGGACGGGCTCCCTGCGTCATCACACACGTGCGGCCAGCGCAAGGTGTTAGCGGATGTCGAAACCTTTTCAAGCCATCGCAGCATCTTCTCCTCCGCGCGGCGAACATTGCCCAAGGCAGCAAATTGCGGTAGGCATCCATGAATAGCTGGCGCGGATCCCACCTTTCGAAGCAAGGAAAGCACGTTCTAACATACAGCAAGTCGCTGACCTTCGCGCAATGCTTTCAGGCTATTGTCAGTTCTGGCCGCATACAAGTTCCGTTCGACTTGACGATCGCGAGACGGATGCATGGCGGACAATTCACAAACGAGCACACGGAAATCCTTACATGAGACCCTCACCGAAAGAGACCGCCACCCCGGCCATCCCGATTCATCGAGTGCATCCCCCGTCTTTCTGGAAGGGGATGATCCTTGCTGCGACCGTCCTCGTACCGAGTAGTCAGGTGTCCGCTGAGGACAAGGGGCAAACCGGTCACCACATACAGATGGCAGCCTCAGTTGGTTGGGAAAGCCAGGAGATGGAAGAACTTGCAACCTCAGTTGGTTGGGAGACGAAGAAGATGGAAGAACTTTCGGCGGGAACAAAGTTCATCCACGCTAATAGGGATGGGGTGTGGGGCGGTTCGGGGCAAACCGGGCACACGGGTGAAGCCATTTGGATGACCTCAGAAAACGATGTAAACGCGGCACGCGGCTATGCAGGTAGTTCTGGAAAGTACTTTGTTATCGAGGCGCAAGAGCCCCTCAAATTAGCGGTCATGGACGAGCAAGGTGCTCAAGTGTTCCCTGACGAACTAGGCGCATGGGCTCCCTTGGCGCAGACATACGGCTTGGATGGAGTGAAGACGGAATATGGAAGCTCGTACGAGGTGATTTTATTTGACAGAAGCAAGATTGCACCTGTGGACGAACGTGGTTTCGATTAGCAGAGCGCCAGCGCACGAAGTTTGCGGGTTCGGTCATGGTCTGTCTCCTGGGTGTGTTTCCCGAACGGAAAGCCCGTTCGGGCGAAGACTCCCCGGACAGAGGTGGGAGGGCGAAAGCCCGCCCCACGGCGGCGGCGGGACTGTCAAGTGGCGTGGTGCGGAAGGTGGGGGGTCTTCTCGGGTCCGCTGGCGGACAGTGCCCGTGGAGCACAGTGTCATTCCGTTGCAGATTTCCCGAGGCAGGCCTATTTAGGTGAATTCACGGCAAAATCGCCGGTCAACACGGGGTGGCGGTCAATGTCCGTTAACTAAGGGCCATCCAACACTATGTTGAGAGCTAACAACTAACCCAGCATCCTGAGAGACATGTGCTCCGGGCGGTTGGGGGAAAAAGCCGGCGCAAGCCGGTTTTTTTATGTCTTGGGAGCAAGGAGTGCCTGCGTTACGAACAAGAGTCTGCATCGACGGCTACAATCTCGATTATAGTTGCCTTCGCAAGACCGCCTTCAAGCTCGGCGTCCTGACCCTGTTCGAAACGCAAATTCTGCCATCGATCCTCTACCGGCCAGCGCCAGACGCCAATCCTGCAACGATGACGCTCCATCCGGACTTGCTCGATGCGTTGCGAGCGTTTCGCCATGACGATCCCGGGCTTCGAATGTTTGCTGAATACAACCCACAGGATATGGTCTTTTGGCTTTGACGACAACATTCCTAATCTGGGGGGCCGCGCGTTCGAATCGCGCCGGGATCACCAATCTTCTCAGTAACTTAGATGAATTCTACCGCTCGATTTCGTGCGCCATGTATTTCCGGGCTTTTCCGAGGTTAGCGGGAATTCGTTGGCGCACGGTTGGCGCACGAAGGCTCATAGGAACTCGAAATTTCTCGGGTCACGTTGCCTGACCCCCTTGAACGACGCGGAAGCAGCTCCCGTCGTCTGTTCAGGCACAATACTCAACCTCGGCGACCAGAACCGGATCGGTGAAGACGGCGTCCCTTCTGGGGAGCTCTGAGGCGCGGTCGTCTTACAGGACTTTCAATGAAGCATGACCGAGACGATCACAGCCTACCAGAAGAAAGCGCATACACCGACGAGAAACCCGTTCCAGATACTCCAAAGAGAACGATCGCAGATCGGCTGAAGTTGGTCGGCATTGTCTGTGAAGACGATCCCGCGCGCCTCAAGGCGCTGGAATATCTCGGCAGAAGGTGGTTGTCGCTAAATAACAATGAAGCTTGCGCGCATGCTTATCAGCGCCGGAGCTGAGCCTCATCGCGCTGGCTGGCCTCGATCCTCTGCAGGATCTCGCGCGATACCCTGTAGCAGAGCAGTTTGCCCGCGCGGTCGAAGGTGAACGGTAACAGAGCTACAAACCGCTCTGAGGTGATTGTATTTACTTTTAAGCAGGAACGAATAAGAAAGCGGTCCAGTTAATTCCGTTGCTCTCAAAAGAGCGGCATCAAGCGTCTCCAGCCGAGTTACTGTTAAGGCTCGCCTCAGGATAGGGAGAACATATGGCCGACTCTCTCGACCACGCACCAGCACAAGCGAAGAATCTGCCGCAGTTTCTGGCAATGACCATCGGGGCAATCGGCGTCGTCTATGGCGACATCGGGACCAGCCCGCTCTACGCCTTCCGCGAGGCGCTCCGCCCATTTGGACCAGGTGGCGTCGAGCGTGCAGAGGTCATTGGCCTCATTTCGCTGATGCTCTGGACACTGACGATCATCGTCACGTTCAAATACGTCCTGTTTCTGCTTCGTGCCGACAACGACGGCGAGGGTGGCACCC